CCACAACCCAAGCCATATCGTTATCTAGTATAATAAGGTCTGCTATGCCCCTGAACCACACATCTTTATCGAAGAACCCGCAAGGTTCTAGGTCTTTAGTAAGCCCTAACTTGTACTCACATAACTTCTTACCTTGCTTCGCCTGTAAGCTATCCAACGCTTTAACAGCATAATCAAACCTCTTAGGCATGGGGGTACATTCTTTTATGTATTCCTCTGCCGCCGAATGGAAATGCGTGCCGTATAGCATGGCTTCGGTCTCTTTAACGGGATACTGCTTTAGTATCTTCTCGTGGTAAAACTGCTTCGGGCATTGCTCAAAGGCTTTGATCTTACTGAAAGACCACGGGGCTATAGTCATTTTATTCTCCGCAGCGGCTTCTCGCAGTCTCCAGTACGCTCGTGCTTTGCATACTCCGTACCAAACAGAGCATTGAGGCCGGGGAGTAATTCATATAGCATCATCCAGCGGGGTATTGCTCTATATACATACATTGGGGGGTAAGCTCTGGTTATCTTAGTTACTTGACTAATTGATAAGTTATGTTTGACCGCTAACTCTGCATGAGAGAACCCATACTCGTAATATTTGTAACGTATCTGATTGTTACGTTCAAAATGACGTTCGTTCGGTATGCAGATCATTCACAGTCTCCATTTTTGGTCGCATATTCTTTTGGGTTAAACGGAACATCAGCTTTGGAGCCTATAGCTACATCCCACAGATCGTATTTCTCTGCGTGTTGTTTAAGTTTTTTGCTGTACCCAGTAAGCGAGCAGTTTGTTAGTTTGTCAGAAGCAGTTGGCTCGTAAGGGACATATCTATCTACCCAATTTATTCGGGCAGTAAGCTGCGAATTACCTACATCACCATTAAACAATGCAAGAGTTATTTGTGTCCTACACCCGTTACAAGTAAATCCAGCGATAATACCATCTTTATCATGCACTACCCCATGAGACATGGAAGTTGTGTCCATAGTTAACTCTACTGAATCACATTTGGGGCAACACAAAAAATCATCCTTAACACCAACATTTTGGTTGTGTCTAATTGGCCCGTAACCGTTTTTAAATATGTATTCATCTATCATTTATTCACAATCTCCATAAGACTTACCTACACCTGACTCACAATCGATTGGCAGGCCATCTGCCCAATCAGGTATCTTACGCATACAAGTTTCTACGTGGCTCTGCGCCTCCGCCACCTCATCGTCCGGTACACAGGCCACAATCGAGTCATGGACGGTCAGTACGACCTTATACCGCTTAGATACTTTCAACAACTGGTATCCAATAATACACCTCGCTAATGCTTGGCATACGTTCTCTATAACTTTACCTCCGTAAATACGGGTGCGGCCTCGCCGTGTTTTATAGGTATACTCTATACCCATAGCACCCTCCTCACCCTTGAGGTCTTCGTACCGGAGCAGTAAGCCAGACGGCAGCTCAATTGCTGTCTTATCTAGGTTAACTGTTAACAAGTTATTACACCCGAACGACAGCGCGTCCCCTCGTGAAAGGTACACCAACGTATTCTGGGCAGCCTTCCACAGGTTATAGATATCTTGGTTAGCCTCCCGGTAAACCTTTACAACCCGCGCTGCCTCTGACTCGCTTATCTCGGTCCCGAAGTTCTTTAGCTGCTCCCTAAACCTAACTGCTCCCATCCCATAGCCAGCGCCAAGAATGGTGGTCTTCCCAACGAAACGCTGCTCGGGTGTTATATCTTCTTCAGCAACCCCATAAATGCGGGACGCCATTTTGACGTACACGTCCTCGTTGTTAGCAAAAGCATCGACGAGGTTCTGTTGCCCCGCCAACCATGCAAGCACCCGCGCTTCGATTTGTGCCGAGTCAGCCTCTATGAGGGTATGCCCTTCAGGGGCTAAGATGCTGCGCTTTAACGTCTTACCCCCGGCCCCCCTACTAGGTAGGTTCTGGAGGTTAATCTTATCGTCACCACCCCATCTACCGGTGTGCGCGGCGTAATACTTGACCGGCACGGGCAGCAAACCACGCTTCGATATGTCTATAAACCGCTGCGTACGTGTCTCTTCGAGAGTACTCTTATTGCCTAGCCTAGCGGCTACCAACGATTGCACCTGTGGGTTATCGTGGTTTAGCAGGGCTTTAAATTCTTCGTCGGTCTTGGCAAAAGCAAAGGTACGTTTGCCTGTAGTAGGGCTTATCTTCATTGGGGGTTCTACCCCTAGACCTTCTAGTAGGGCAGCAAATTTGATGTTGCTCATAAGGTCTTTCTTATCAGCCCCGGCCTTTTCTAGTAATTTGTCCTTGTGGTCACGTGTTTCTATAAGGTGTTGTTCTAATAAACCTAGATCTAAATCTAAGGTAGGCTCTACAAACATACGTAGGCTAAGGTCTATTAGTTTAAGTTCTTCTGTCGGTATTCTTGATGAGAATGCTTTAAATAAATCGTACGTGAGATTGACATCGTTTATGCAGTAATCACCGTACCTAGAAAGTTCTTTGGGTGTGAAGTCGGTTCTACGCTTCCCCAACGCATCTAAGACTTCGGTGCCTTTAACGCCGACATCATACCTTTCAGCCAACGCACGGAGACTTCCACTAACCTCCACCCCGTCCACAGCACGGGCGATACACAAAGTATCGGTATAAACGCGAGGAGTAATAGCAAACAACCAATGAGCAATAGCCCCATCAAACATAGTGTTATGAGCAAGAAACATAGCCTCACTCCAATTGAATGTTTGTAAGAAATCCCCGATCTGTGCCTTCGTGCCACTAGCCCACTCCGTTGTGCCGTTGTTAACCTTGACCCCCACCCCAATTACTTGGAAGCGAGGGTCTCGGATATATTCCTCTGTAGTAATCTTAGACAACGAGAAATCCTTATCGTAATAAGTCTCGAAATCTACTGTTATCAGGTCCACATCAACCTCCCTCTTTTGCCAATTTATTTAGGTACTCCCACCAATTCTCTTCCTCTTCGGCGGCCAACTCGCCACCACAGGCCAAATACCCACAGGCGTCTACCCAATTATCCAAGTTACCCGGACTACTTTTGATACGCGCCACCTTCAGTAGCGCCATCATCGCTGCTACATCTATTGGAGTAACTTCTGTGTCAAGGTGTTCAGACCAGTAAATAGCAATGGTGTTGAAGTTATCCTCCATATCACCGTGTTCTGTCGCCCTATCTTGGGTTACGTATTTCTCGGCGGTACGTAGTATTTCTGCTCTTTTTAGTAGTGTGTCCAACGGCGGATCAAACGGTAATTCTAATTGTTCAGTCATGTTATTCTTTCTCCTTCACAGGTAGCAGCCAATCGTATTTGTCCGTGACTACCTTACATTTGGAACAGGCTAGCGCTGACCAACTAAAATTATATACGTGCGTTACGCCGCCGCATGTGGGGCAGTGAATATCTTTCCCCGCCCACCCCGAATGTGTCCATTTTGGTACACGTATAAACTTCTTTGTGTCTGTAACATAATCATTGTCTGTTTCACGATACGCGTACTGGCCTTCATTAAATAACCAATCAAGAAATTTCATATCTTTTCTCCTGTTGCACCTAGCCGTATGTGGCTTGGGTAAGTAGTTTCTAAGCACTAAAAAATGACCTTTGTATCCTTTCGATACGTTTCAATCTAATAGTAGCGTCTCTCCTTTCGGCTTCAGTCCTGTGTGAGGTATCGTGCGCTTCGCCCGTGTTGCCCGTGCAACCAGCCTCGCCCATCTTCAGGCCGCCGGAAATTTTAATCTGTCGCCGAAGTTCCGCCGCCCCCGCTCGGGCTTCGTCAAATATCGTCATTCAACTTCGCCTGTTAATACCGAAATTTATCCATTTTTTTACACTGGTCACATATAAAGATATTACGCTCTAGTAGTATTTCTTTCCGGCAACTTAGGCACTTGCGTAGCCAATGCGTCTTGGGGTCAAACCCGTGAGCACGTTGGCGGTAGGGTCCGTGTAGAAGTTTCGACACTTGATCCATGTTCTCTTCGTTTATGACTACCTGAAACCCACCAGCTTTTTCTATATCTCGTAAGTTCTTCTCCTGTAATGCTGTAGGTATGTTCTTGCCCGCCTTACATTCGATACCAAAAAATAAACCTTCCCAACATCCTACGATATCCGGCACGCCACTCTTGCCGTAGCCACCTGTGGCAGGGAAAAAGTAATAGGCCCCTAGTTCCTTGAGTTGTTTAACAACAACCTTCTTAACTTTAGCTTCTGGCGTCATAACCATTTTTTACTCTCTTTTCATAAGTTCTAGCTCGTATCCCAACGCGTGAGCCACCCGCTCTACCTTATCTACTCCGCTCGTGTATTTCCCCGACTCCATCCTACGTAAGGTGTTTCGGTGTAATCCTGATAGTTCAGCTAGTTGTCGCTTGGTCATATTTTGTTCTCTTCGTATGTCTCGTAACACAATCCCGATATGCACTATGATGCCCTAAACTGGTAAAAACTGGTTTCGACCAGAGAGCCGTAGCCCTCTGGTCTATGTTATGCGACGGCATAACATTAGTTAGGTTTAACTACCCAATACGTAGTTTCATCAATACGTCTTCCTACATCTTCCACAATCTCGGTGACCGGCCTCCAATCCGTCATCATCAGTACAGCTAACCGTTCTTGAAGCCACAATGGTAGCTCATCTGCAGAACAATACATACCTTCCGCTTCTGCGTCAACCCTATCTATACCAATACATGATACTTCAATGTTGTTTGTGTCACTATGTACTTGGACACGGTATAACTTGTCATCGGGTGTGTTACCTAACAACATAGTACACCGTAGGCGCAGCCTTATACCCGATACCATCAACCCATTGACCTATCTCGCACATCTGGAGCATAGCCAACTTACCCACAATATCGGGGTGGTTAGCCTGTAAAGTCTCCTCAACGAAAACGCCTTTCTCCTGCCACTCGGAACGCCACCTATCTACTTCCTCCGTATACGCTACAGAGAACCTAACCCCCGTAGGTGCCTCCTCGACTACAACCAACCACATACACTGAGTCGTATCTCTCGTTTGTTGGTCTTTCTCTTTAGTTATAGCCAAGAGTTTGTGCACCTCCTCCTCAAGGCTCTTATCTACGAAGGTGTACCCTGAATTGACAATCGCCTTTAGCTCGTTAAGTAGCGGGTTGTTTTCCTCTGGACTTATTCTGCGTTGATAATCACTAACCTTTGCCCATGCGTGTTGCACCTGTTTGCTAATGTCATTGCTTGTGGCGGACCATTTATCGCGTAGGTCTGTATCATGCACCCTCGCTATTTCCGTTGGGGACATATCCCGTAGGTATTTCTTAACATTACGTATGGCTACCCCTACATTCTTGCTCGCCTTGTGGTGGTGCTTACCGTGATTGTAAGTCGAGTATCTAGCGTTCGCTATGTTCCGCGAGCTAACTTCATACTTAGGTCCATCACCAGCATTTTTGTACGATACCAACCCCATACTAAAAGGTTTGTAGGGGTGGTACACAACCACCGTAGAGTACGAGTCTCTCCCAGACCCAAGGGTCATAGAAAATTCGCAAGAGGGGTATATATTTTTTACCTCCTTGAGAAACTCCTGAAATTGTGGGGCTAGGCCAGCGTTACTGATATCTGGTATGGGGGTAAGGTTTGCTGTGTGCAATGTACCTGCCGCTTCGTGAAGGTTTGATAATCTCTCTAATCTGTCTGCCATTTTATTTCTCCTGTTTACTTGTTTGGATGTAAAGGTGCTAGGCTATGCAGGCTTCTAGTACCCTTCACTTCTCCTGTTTACTTGTTTGGATGTTATGCCGTGGCATAACATTTGTTTCGTTTATCTCTCCTTGCGAAGAACAGCGTTCGCATTGCCGGATTTGGCGTAACATACGTAAGGTGTCTCGGTGTAGTCCTGATAGTTCAGCTACTTGGAGTCGTTCAACCCAGTAGCCATTACCGTTACATTTTGGGCAAATCATAATATCTCCTCCGATAAATTTTAGGGTTTATAGAAAACATGCTGCCCGATCTGGACAGTCATTCGTAGTGTGTATCTCCATTTCGGGGATACTTCGGTGGTGTGGTAGTGGGTGGCACCCTCCGACACGTCAACACGAGAGGCACTGGTATCCCTGACAGCGGTGGCTATTCGCACGGCGGCTCGCCATGCGTTATAATCCTGTATGGTTTCCGGCTTGCCATCGCACCAGAACGAGAATTGGCAGCGGTGCTTTACCGGGTGCCCCGAATCGTATGTAGCCCCTTGCTGTATAACTTCGCACACTGTGTCGGGGTAATGTCTGCTTGCGACACGGTTGGATATCACATGTGCTACGGCTAGCTGCCCCGCTATAGGCTCAGATCTAGCCTCGAAGTAGATAGCCACAGCCATACAAGTTATAGCGGAGATCATACCAAGTCCCCCGACTTCACGTGCACGGCTGTGCCCACATCGGGCTTGGCGTTCTTGTTGTCGATGATAACCCACAGCACCGGGCAATCCCATTGACCCCATGAACCACCGAGGTATCCATCGGTAATAATAATCGCGGCCTGTGCCTTGATGCTGTGCTTGGTCATATGCGCGGGTACACACTCAACATTAGTGCCACCGCCACCCTTGGGCTTGGTAGACTTAATGAAGTCGTCAAGCTCGTGCTGCTCATACTTCTCGTCAGAACATACTTTCGTATCCCAATACAGCATCCGCACCCAATTCGGTGTAACTGTGTCGAACATCTGCTTGGCCTCGGTAAGAATGACTGCTTGCTCGGCTTGGCCTATAGACCCAGACATATCGCCAGCGACCACAACACCCTCGACACTCTCGGATATACCGCTCGGCATATATATTCCAGCGGATACGAACCTCCTGTTGGGACGTTTCCATGTAGAGTAGTCATTACCTGAGCACGTCGTGGATATAAACTCACGCATCACTTCGCGCCAATCCACTTGAGGCTGTAGTAATTCGGTTAGCTCACGATCAACCCCCGTGCCTAACTTGCCAGCGATCAACGCACCCTGTCGTATTGCCTCGTCGATATCACGGGCAAGTCCACGTTGTTCCTCACCGCTGAGTTCCTGTGCACCCTCCCAATCATGCTCGTCGAAGCCACCACCACGACCTTGACCACCATCTTCGTCCTGTTCTTGCTTGAGTAAGTTGTAGACCTCGGCGCTGTCCATACCCGCAAACGTGTCGGACCTTAGCCCAAGCTCGGGCATCGTCGCGAACCCGTCCCTGTTATCATCGGATATCTTGAGGTTGATAACGTAGTCACATGCTTGGTTTGCAAGGTCAGGGTCTTGCTTGTATAGATGTTCCCACGTGGTGAGGTGTCGGTAGAGCTTGTGATAGTTCTCATGCAGTATGAGAAACCGTAGCTCCGGGTCAGATAAATCCTCGACAAACGCCCTGCCATACATCTCATCACGACCATTAGTGCACGCTGTGGGTATGTCGTCGCGTACCGTACGCTCCCCGATCATAAGTATACCAGCCAGCGCAACGTATTTGGGGTTGCCCATGATATCAACAACGGCCTTGGATACCCGCTGCTCTACTGTAAGTTGTTTACCTAATGTTAACATTGTCATTCTCCTGTTTGTTATGCCGTGGCATAACTATTTCCAGTTCAGGTCACCAAATGCGTCGAGGTTGAACCAGTCGCCGCTGTCCGTAAGTTCAGCGAAACTCCCCGCATCGTCGGTTGTGATGCAGTAGTGGTTCTTCGTCTCGTCCAACCAGACCTCTTTTGTTGAGCCTAGCTTACCCAGTAGGTTGGTAAATTTCTCGGCGCGTTCGTGGTTGACTGCCTTGTCGTCGTCTCGTTCGATTTCGATCCATACTTTATTCATCTTGTTCCCTTTCATTTCTGACAAAACATCTACTTTTGTCAGATTCGGGTGAGGTACTACCCCACCCGAAAACATGTTATGCCGTGGCATAACTATTTCTTGTCCGCTGCAAACATGTAGTTGTTTGCCATAGCCCACTCGGTAAACTTCCGGTTGGTCATCACCATAGACTGCTTGGAATACTTGGGCGCACGTACCCCGTTGGCGAACATACCCTGCGCTTCCTTGTCGAGGCGCGGCATGTAGTCCATCCATGCGTCCACCCAAGTCTTATCCAAACCTGCTAACGTGCGGTACACCACCATGCACACAGCCGACGCGCTATCAGGCACCTTGGCGTTCTGCGGGTCTTGCTTGATACTTTCGAGTGACGGTAGTTGATCCGCCAGCTTGACGAAGGCCATCAAATCCATCGATGCCCTGTCCCCAATCGTACCCATGAGCATACCTGTCAGGGTCTGGTCATCTATCAGGTCTTGTATTTTGAGGATGTCCGACGCTGCTTCCAACGATCTGTTCGTGACGAACGCGGCTCGTCCCACTGCTCGCGGGTGGAATATCCACGGGTTTTCTTCTGGGTCTTTGACATCCTCAAAGCTCGCAAAGAGCTGCGGGTTATCTTTACACCAGCCAAGTACACGCGCGTCGATCCCATTGTTAATCCCCCATTCAATAAATTCCATGTTGTCAGATTTCCGCATAGTGATAACGGTTATGCGGTTGCGTGCGTGCGCTGGGAGTATGTCACCAACCCCCTCGGCACCTAAGTTAGTGGTAGCAAATATGATGCTGTCAGGGTGTAACTCGTAAGACCCTATCTTGCGTTCGAGCATGAGGCGTAGCATCGCCAGCTTAACAGCCGGGTTGGCCTTGCCGTACTCGTCCACCATTAGAACAATCGGTGTATCGAGATGAGCGCCAAGCTCTTCGTTGGTCAGGTAGGTGACGTAGCCTGTGCCATCATCCATCTTGGCGATGTTCGGTATCGTAATGTCACCAAGGTCTTTGGTGGTGCAGTCGAAATACACCGGGGTATGTGTGGGTAACTCTGCTGCTAACATCTTTAACAACGATGATTTACCCGATCCCATGTGGCCTTGAACAAGCACGGTGCGCTTGCTGCCAATGGCTTTGATAGCCTCGGCGGTCTGGTCTATTGATAGTGCGTACATT